GAGGTGGAGTATAAGGCGTTCTCAGAGTACGAGGCTATGGCTGACAAGCATGAGTACATCAACGCTGTGAAGGTCACTAAAGGCGACAAGAAGAGCATTGCTAAGGCACTGGCTATCTACTCAGGTTTTACTGAAGGCTTGCAGTTGTTCTCTAGCTTCATCATCCTGCTTAACTTCCCAAGGTTTGGCAAGATGAAGGGCATGGGGCAGATCATTACCTACAGTATCCGTGATGAATCCATGCACGTAGAGGCAATGACAAAGCTATTCAGGGAGTTTATGCAGGAGAACATTGACCTGTGGACTGATGACTTCAAGGCTGAGATCTATCAGGCATGTCGTGAGATGGTTGACCTAGAGGATAGGTTCTTGGACTTGGTGTTTGAGCAGGGTGATATTCCCGGCTTGACTAAGAAAGAGATGCAACAGTACATCAGGTACATTGCTGACCGCAGGTTACTACAGTTAGGACTCAAGACTAACTACAATGTCAAAGAGAACCCACTAAACTGGCTGGATGATGTGTTAGGTGTAGAGCATCAGAACTTCTTTGAAGGTCGTGCTACTACCTACATGAAGGCTGGACTACGTGGTGACGTTGGCAAGGTTAAGTTTGCTAATGTAGCCTAGCTTTCCTCATCTGCTGCTGCTGGTGCCCCTATAAACGGTTGTGCGCCAGCAGTTAGCATACCGGCCCTCCTACCCACAGTTGCTCTGTCTCTTGCGCTTATAGTCGGCTCGTATTCACGAAGCACTCTAAGGTTGTAGGACACAGGGTTTTCTCCCTTCTCCACAGGTATTCCTGACCTTTTCTCTAGGTCTTTAGCTGCTTGCATTACTTCAGCCCTTCTGTCACCTTCCGGTTTATTTTTCCCACCCTTAGTTATTCTAGAGTTTAGGTTGTCCTCCATAGAGTATCTTTCACTCTGTGGAGCCTTAAAGTTAGACCGCTGAACTGGAGTCATGGTTATTAGTGAGCTACCGCCTACAGGATCGAAACCAAACATGTCATGTTGATCTGAGATTACTGAGTAGACATCTCCTGTGTCTGCATTTATAGCTATGAAGTCGTTAACCCCTCCTAGTTCTTTTGCTTCAGACACATGAGAGGTGCCAATGTAAACATGAGGGTCGCCTTTACCGCCTTCTGTTACTTTGACTCCCCGCTGCCTATAAAAAGACACTAGGTCTGCTCGTGTAGCCTCTTGAACAGTTTTCTTTTTCTTTTTCATAAAGGAGGCTAAACCCTTCTCGCCCTGCACAGTAGCTTGTGTCAGCAAGCGTAGAGCTTTTGGGCCTTTCTTTGTTCCTACTCTAGCCTCGTTAGACAGTCGTTGCACACCTTCAGGATTCTTTACGACAATGTCAGTATTCTCTGGCTTGAACCCCCAGACCTTGTATAGGTGAGCCATAGCTCTGTTCTGGACTTGCTCAGGAACACTAAAGTTTACGTTTACTCCTTCCTCAAATAACTGTGACTTGACCGCTTTAGTGTCTGTAGCAGGAACTTCGGCTAGGTTATTTACTTTACCTATTGGCCCTTTTGCAATAAAAGGTGCTGCTCCCTTTCCTCGTTGCCTAGAGATATAATCAGTGGTTATGGCAGAGGCCATGCTTTCGTTGCCCTTGGTAGTACCTGCGCCAATCTCACCCTTACCTTTAGCAAGAGGCACCCCAGTAACTCTCTCGTAGGCTATAGCTCTAGGACTGAAAGCGTCAGATATTGTCCCCGGTAAAGCTGTCGCGGCTCCTTTTCCAGCAGCTAATAGTTTCTGAGGAGTCCCTACTCCTGCTCCATAGAAGCCTTCAAGCATTGTAGGAACTCTGGCTGCGCCAGCATTAACCGCTGTCTGTGCTACTCTAGCAGCAGGGATAAGACCAGCTACATCCCCAGTGGCTGAAGCCAGCCTAGCGGCTCTTGGATTCTCCTCAATGATTTGTGCCGCAGCCTGACCTACATCAGTGCCTGCAAGATACTCCATACCTTGAGACAGTTTCTCTTTTACAGGATCAGGTGTTAATGCACTCAGGGCATCTCCAATAGGACTTGCTAGTGTAGACACGAGTGTAGAACCAGACAACAGACCTCTTGTTCTGATGTCTCCTACGTTCTGCACAGGAAACATCTCTACATCTTTCTGCGTCTGTTCTTGTGCAGCCCTGACTTTACCAGAGATATATCCGTCACTGTCTTGTTGCTGTCTACGGGCTGCTTGGCGCTTTGCTCTTAGTTGTCTACCTGAAACAAACTCAGCCATTACTCTTCTTCCTCTGGAGCAGGTCTTAAATCAGTCAACAGAGCAGACACTACAGCCCTGTCTAGTTTTAAGTCAGCCAGAAGCTGTGCGTTACCTTTGGCTGCTTTCTCTGCCTTACCTATGCCCACCAGTAGCTGTCCTAGTGCTTTTCTAGTGGTAGGAGAGGCGGCTAATCTGTTGAGTCCATAGCCGGAGGCTGTTAGAACCATACCTGCTCCTAAGTAAGGAGCCATGCCAGAAGCCATTGTAGCGGCTCCTGCACCGGCAGTGGCTGTCATCGCCAGAGGTGTAACAGGGAACTTAGCACCGGTAACACCCTCTACACGCTGCATGGCTCTACCAATCCTTGTGTTTGCCTCTGCAAGTGCTTTCTGTTCAATAACTCCACCAGCTTGGTACATCAGCATTTGTTTTCTTAGAAGCTGGTCTACGTTGGCTCTAGGCACTGCTTCAGAAACAATGCCATTCAGTGTGTCAGCGACCACTCTACGTCCTGCTGTAATAGCGTTCTCAAACTCACTATCAAAAGCATTACCACGGCTTGACGCAATCCAGTTGTCTATGTTACGTCTAGCGTTAAGTAGACCTAGAGCAGTACCGTCACTTTTCTCTAGTTGTCTCGCCGTCTCTGCAAGTATCTTCTGTAAAGACTGCTCTACATTACCTATGATCTGTGGATGCTCTAAGGCTCTTTTCGCATTCTTATTAAGCTCTGCTATGACAGTATCCATAGATACTTCAGGATTGCCTGCTTTTCTAATCCTCTCGTCTAAGCGTCTTCTAGTGTTCCCTATCTCATCCATAACTGTATTATAGTTAGTCGTGAAGGGGGCATTAGGTTTTATAGAATCTAGAGAAGCAAGGACATCTATCCCTTCTTGTTCTATAGCTAATGGGTGGTAAACTTTCTGTCCTAATGGGCCTTCAATAGTTGTACGTCCTTTGCCATGAAGGTTCATAGGATCTAACATGGTTTTTACCGCTTGCTTACGGTCTTTAGATACTTTCCTTCTTCCTGACCTTACAAGATCCATACCTGCGTTTTCAAGTTCACTGCCTGAGTCAATTAAACTATCCATTTTAGTGGCAGGGGACGCAAAAGTAGCTGTGTCAAACAACGCTTGAAGAACCTTAGCTTCCTCTGGGTAGTTCTTTAGTTCTTCAGTAAACGAAGTCCAAGATTCTCCCGCAAGCTCAAGCAGAGGGCCAATTGCTTCGCTTTCTTCAAGAATGTTACCCAATGCAACTACAGGTTCTAATGCGCGTTTAACATGAGGTTCTAAAGCCTCTCCAGTGGCAGACAACACAGGAGCCACAAAAGGTTTTGCTCCTGTAATTAAAGCATCACCAGCGGCTGTCATCATACGGCTTGTCGCTAGAGGTATAGCCATTCTAGGGTCAGCAGCAAAACCAAACTTTGCTTGTGAGGCTCTTTGCTGCATTCCTTCAGTAGTTGCTATTCCTTCCGGCCCAAAGACATCTTGTATGCCCTCGCCAATCTTAGCCAAAGCAGCGCCTGACCCCGGCTGCATCCCCCGTTGTTGTGGGTCATACATTTGTCCTGTAGGCTCAGGAAGATAATCTAGCACTCTCCCCTGCGGCCTAGCGTCCATCTCCTGTAACATAGAAGTAATTTCTTGTACAGCAGCTTGATTCTGGTCAGCATCAGCTAACTGCAATGCGCGTAGAAGCTGTTGTCTTTCTGCATTAGCCATTTGGTTATAGTCCTTGAGCTTCTCGTAAGTAGTCTGCTGTTGTCTTTTGTCCCTCTTCAGCTTTAGGGGCCATTCCAAACTCAGTAGGGTCAAATCCTAGCTCAAGTACAGGGGGCAACACTAAGTCCGCTGCGACATTGCTGCCTCGTTTTACTAGCCTATCCACTTGAGAATTGTGTCTACCCATTAAATTCTCAGCTACGATGATAGAGTCCTTAATGATTTTCTCTAGTGCCCTTTCGTCTAAAGTTCTCTCTCCACCTACAATTTCTTGAGCAATTTGTACGTCTTTCTCTGTAATACCGTTACCAGAACCAAAGTTTTTAACAAATTTAGCAAACTCTCTACCTCTGTTAGAGAAGTATGCTTGAGAAGCTGCTGCGTTTCCAGTAACGCTGTCAGGAGCGCCTAGAAGTGATGCTACTCTTTGAACATTTGTTATCCCTTCTGCAAAAATTCCAGTATTAACATAAGGGAGCATCTCTAACGCTTGCCTAGCAAGTCCAAGAGTTTCTGTTGCAGTTTTTGCTTTGTCGAAGTCCTCTAAGATTCTCGTGGCTTGTCCTTCAACAAGTTTTTTGTCTAAAGTCTCAGAATCGCTTATGTTTTGAATAACATTAGGCGCAGGTGATAACCCAGCTTCAGTTGCGTTGACATATTTGTATTTAACTGTACCGTCAGGTTGTGTCTCTGGTACACGTATTTTCTGACCTAGAGTAGCGTATGTTTGTATTTTTCCATCAGCGTCCCTAAATGCCTTAATATCTCCTTGGTCTTCAGCATCAGCTATTTTTGCCATCTCCTCAAGAGAAGGCATTTTAGCTAAGTCTTCACCATATTTAGCTTGGAGGTCAAGCTTAGAAACACCTCTAGCTTGCATATATCTGACAGTCGCTAAGTCATCGTCTCCTCTAGACGCTAATTTTACTTGGCGTTCACCTATAGTCTTAGCCAGTTCTTTCAACTGAGTTTCGTTAGCATTGACAATCTGTGGAGTTAACCCTCCCAAACCTGCTTGATTAGCGTTAGCGATAAGTGAATCACGGTATCGCTGTACTCTTTGTAGGTTTTGTTGATTCTGTGATAACTCTTGCATCTTGCCTAAAGCAGCAATCTTTTGCTCTGGCTTACCGTGTTCAATCATAAGACCGTACATCTTAGCCATGCGCTGTGGGTCATCAGGGGCAATCTCAGCCATGCCCTGAGTGATCTTCTCCTGCCCTGTTCTCATGTCCATCCCAAGCGCACCACCAATTTGCCTAGAGGCTTGCTGTGCAAAGGGGCTTAACGCTGGCTGACCTGTAAGTAAACCAGAAGTTCCTTGAGTAGGAGATACTTTGTAGCGATCTAATACGCCTGTTCTTTCTAAAATACCCATGTTTAACTGATCCCCAACATACTTAAAATATCGCTGCCTACGTCACCTATCTCACCAAACAAGCCACCTATGCCTGAGCTAATACCGCCTGCTGAAGCAGCCGCTTGTTGTCCTTGAGCGCCCAGTAAAGCACTGTAGATCTGTGCAATGTTCTGTGCTCTAGCTTGTTCAGCGCCTACAATATCTTCTAGTCCAGATACGCCTGCTTCAGTCATTAAGCCAGCACCCTGTCTACGACCAAGATCAGCAAGACTAGCAAGCTGTATGCCGGGAGTCAGTGAAGCCAGTAGCTGTTGCTCTGGTAAGTATTGTGCTGCTTGTGAAGCAACAATGTTCTGTAACTGTCCTGCCTGTAGTGCTTGAGGCAGTCCTGCTGCTCTACCACCAAGACCAAACATACTTTCAGCAAGTCCTGCTTGTTGCAGTTGCTCTGCTTGTGCTTGTCCTAGCGCACCTAGAGATGCTCTAGCCTTAGCTTCTTCCTGTGCTTGTGCTAAAGCAAACTGCTCAGGAGAACCACCAAACTGTGCTGTACGTAGACCTGTGCGCCCTTGTGCAGCTAGGCGTTCTTCCAGTGCAAGCTGTTGACGTTGTTCTTCAGGGCGTTGAGTAGCTCTAATGCGTTCATAGACATCAGCTTCTCTCTGTGCCATAGGTGCTGTAGCACCCGTTAGAAAGCCACCAACGCCTCCTAGAGCCTGTCTCTGGATACCTGATACATCTGGTGCTACTCCACCCATACCGCCCAATAAGCTGCCTGTGAGAGCTTGTAGCTGCTGTTGCTGTGCAGCTTGCTGTGGGTCTAGTGTAGTAGCAAACCCACCTTCAGGTGTAGTGCTTACGCCACCAAAGCCTGTGGATACTGTAAAGGGTTTGAAGGCTGCTGCTTCTGCACCACGTTGACCAATCTCAGCCATACCTGTAGATGCTTGTTGAGCTACATCACGTAAGGAGTTAAGCTCATCAATGCTAAGTCCTGCCCCTATCAGTGAGCCACCGGCACCGCCTAAGAAGTTACCTATTGATGTGCCAAGGTTACCAAGGTTATCAAAAAAACTTGGGTTGTAGTTCCCAGCATTATAATAGCCGTTACTCATTTATATTCTCTCTATGTCAATACTGTTGTTATTACGGAGGCTGCACCTGTTACCACAACAGTAACAACAAGCCAAGCCAGACGCTCCCACTTTAACGCATGGGCAGAAGCTAGTTCTTTAAGCTGCCGAAGTTCAGCAGTAGCTTCACCCCAACGCTCACCACATTCTTTCTCATGTTGAGCTATCTTCTCTAGTGCTTCTAAAGCCAAGTCAAGTGTTTGCGTCTGGTCTTGCTGCATTAGTCTTTAGCCTTACCTACGTTTAGTGCAATCATGTCCAGTATCTTGTATGCCTTAGCTACTAGAGCATCATCTTTAGGTGTATCAGTTGCTGCTGCAATAGCTGACGCTAGAGCAACTAGAGCAGTGATAATGTTAAAAGCGTCAATTACGTATGGCATTACCAAGGTACTCCATCAGCAGTTGTAGGATTCTTTTGTAGCTCAATGTTAGATGTAAGTGATGCTTCAATTGCATCTTTGTCTAACTGCTCCCACACCCAGTTAAGTACTGTGTCCTCGACAAGTACACCATAAGCAATAAACCCATCAGCGGATGCGTCAGGTGTAAAGCCTACAGTGCCATAGGAAGATGCAGAGTAGTCTCCATCTACTTCAGATACTCTCCAGTGTGCAACAGTTACACCACCGTCTGATGTGTTGCGTTCTAGGGTTGATATTGTCCATGTAGCCATTAGTTGTTCTCCAGTTGTGCCACGCGAGCGCGTAGTGATTGAATTTCTTTAACAAGCATTGGAACTAGCTTGCTGTAGTCCACACCCATCATTTCTTCAGGATCTTCGGGTGCTGATACTGCTTCAGGCGCAACGCTCTGTAGCTCCTGTGCGATCATTCCGTAGTCTTGGTGGGTGCCGTCAGCAATCCAATCAAACGAACGTACTTGGATAGCGTCTACTTTTCTTCCAGCGTCATCAGCGTCTGCAATGTTTTCCTTGAGGCGTTGGTCTGAGGAGGTGTTGTAGCTAACGCCTGTAGTACCGTTTTGAGCTATAGATCCAATGATTCCCGCGTTATATGTAAATAAAGCATAGCTGTTTCCGCTACCAGTGCCGTCTGGGTGTGCTACAGCAACATAAGAAGACCCACCATTAACAGGATTAACTGCAACTCCAGACTGAAAAGCGTATCCAGACGTAATAGTACCCACCAAAAGGTTGCCTGACGCATCAATACGCATTACTTCATCACTTGAGTCAACGTCTGATTGGTCGCCAGTGTTTTCTTGACAGAAAATAATAGCGCCACGGTCGTAGGCATCAGTCCTTTTGAAGCCTATAGCAGACTTTGCAAAATTATTGGCCTCTGTGCCTATCTTGATTAGGGAAGCGCCGCCTACGTTTAAGTTATTTTGGTGAAGCGTGAGTACAGTGCTGTCTGCAGCGTCGGCGGTTGCGCCTTGAATTCTAACTTTTCCAGCGTTAGTGGAAGAGGTAGTCCCCGCCAGCAAGTTGCCATTCGTATCAATACGCATGCGTTCTGTGCCAGAGCTTGCAAAAAACTTTAGCGCACCTCTTTTATTGCCTATGTCTACGTCAGCTAAGTTGTTACCTACGAAAAACTGCTCTGCGTCAGCGGTAACATTGTTGTTGTAAGTGCTGATCTGGGCTGTTCCGTTTTCAGTGTTATCCTTGACCCGCAGTTCTCCCGCAGGAAGCATAAACACGCCAACAGCGTTCTCCACTAAACCAGCAGAAGAAGAGACAGAGACATTGCCTGACCCATCAATACGCATGCGTTCTGTGCCACTATTAGAAAAAGTCAGACCTGTGCTGGATGCGGGGTTATCAATAATCCAACTTTCAACACTATCTTGGAAAAGTTGTATTCCTGCCGCCGTACCAGAAGCAGTATTTACCATTAATTTTGACGTATTAGAAGCTGCGCCTTCGCCAACCTTAGTCGTTCCCACGACGGTGAGCTTTGCTGAAGGACTGCTAGTACCAATACCAACATTCCCTGACCCATCAATACGCATGCGTTCGCCAGCGTCAGTACGAAATTCCATATAGTTTGAGGCGTGGTTGTACCTAATCATCCCCCTAAATCTATCTGAGCCACTTGTACCGTCAGCAAAGAAGATACCGCCTTCTGAAGATGCGCCAGACGCTACAGTGATACCTGCATGACTGCTGTCAGCGATAACAAGGTTAGAACCCTCCGCTAAGTAGCTGCTAGGAGAACCAGTACCAATACCAACATTCCCTGACGCATCAATACGCACGTATTCTTTGTCGTAGCCTTCAATGGCTAAATAGCCATTAGCTGGGGTCGCAGCCCACGCTTGTATCTTGGTTCCACCAGACGTGTTGCCGTTGGCAATGTTCAAAATGCCGTTAGCGGTGTCAACGGTTAGTGCAGAGTATGGTGAGGCAGTGCCAATACCAACACGATTGTTCGATGCGTCAACCACCAAAGTTGTCGTGTCAACAGTCAATCCAGCAGCAGTCACTGTGCCTGTAAACGTAGGGCTAGCAAGAGGAGCTTTAGTATTCAACTGCGTCTGTACATTAGATGTGACACCATCGACGTAGTTTAGTTCTGCTGTAGTGGCTGTAACTCCGTCTAAGATGTTTAACTCAGCAGCAGTACTTGTGACACCGTCTAGGATGTTAAGCTCTGCTGTTGTGCTAGTGACACCATCTAGGATGTTAAGCTCTGCTGCGGTAGACGTTACGCCATCTAAAATATTTAGTTCAGCAGCAGTACTTGTTACTGTAACTCCATTAAGGGACAGTGCATCAGTTTCCAGAGTACCATCAACATCAACATTACCTGAGATGTCTAGTGTCTGAGCAGTAGTTGTACCAGTTAACGCAGCGTTATTAGCGTTTGCTTTAGTTGCTGATGCAGTTGCAATGTTATTAAACTCTGTATCAATCTCAGAGCCTTTTACAATCTTAGCAGCGTTACCTGAAGGTAGAGAATCCTTTGCTGCAAAGTCAGTAGTTTTCGTATAGTTCGTCATTAGATTAATCTACCTATAAGTGCTTCAATGTTTACTTCTTGTATGGACAGTGATCTTTCGTTAATTGTACAGTCCAAACCAATAGTGGCTACTCTGCCAGATCCGGTTGCTTTAGCTTTAGCTGTGTCAATAATAATTGTAGCACTGTATTCTGATGTGCTTACGTTGTACTCAGATAATCCGTACTCAGCGATACTAGCGTTGGCTACAGTTACAGCTTGCTTTGTGTATCCTTCAGTGTAGTTATATCCCCAGTTAACTGTTACTGGTGCGCCTTGACCACCAATAACTGTAAAGTTAATTTCTTTTAGAATCTTCAGTCTACTAGCGTCACCAAAAGACAACGGGTTAGTGTAGTAACGCATTGTGTAGGTATCAGTGTCATCTAAATATCCGTTGTACTTATTGATACCTTTGACAGTTCCTAAGTACAGTGTACCGTCTGCTGCTCTATTGCCACATAGAATCTTAGTGCTAGGCCATGTAGTTACACGGTTGCTACCGTCCTCTAGTTTACCTCGCATATCAAAACAGTAAACAATAGAGCTTGTGGGCAAGAACAGCAGGTAAAAAGAATGCTCTGGACTGTAAACAGACTTAATGTTGTTAGTCTGTGTATTGACAGTGAACATCATCTCGTCACGTACATTCTTAGATACGTCACCAATAGGGTTAGACTTCTCTTGTATAACTCTGCCTAAGCTACGTACACCAGTGTCAGACAGGAAGATCAAGTCTGTACCTGTAGACTGCACTGTATCCCTAGCAATACAGCCAATGTTTGTAATAGCGTCTGCTAGTACCATCGAGGACGGTGAGCTTGCACCAGAGTACAATAGAATACTACGCTTACCAAAGATAACTAAGAAATCGTTAAACTCTGCTAAGGCTACAATCTCATCGTGTCCTGTAGGCCATACAGTTGTAACGTCTAAGGAACCTGAAGAACCTCCTGTCCACGCATGTCCAGACAATAAGTCAGACCAGTACAACGTGTGCTTGTTACCAGTAACGTCAGCAGCCCACACACGACCAAAAGCTGCTAGAGCTTCATTGGCTTGTGGTGGCGTACCTGTAGCATGGCTATGGTCACTAAACTTCTCTAATACGCCACTGCCAGACTCATCAGTGTAGATAAGAGGCTCTTGTCCACGTTGGAAGAAATAAGCATGATTGTTAAAGTTTATAATCTTCCAGTTGTTTGCACTGACTGTGTAGCTGCCGGGAGTAACATCAGTTAATGTAGTTGTACCAGTAAACACTTTACTGTTACCAGTAGAGAATACTACAATGTCACCGCTTTGGTCTACAAACTCAAAGACAGTCTCAATGCCGAGGCTAGACCCTAGTGGCGTAGCACTGCTTGTAAGCTTATCTAAGCCCTGTCTAGCGCCAATACGTCCGTACTTGTCTACTACCATGTTTTCAGCAATAGACGCAAAGGACGCATCCTGAGCAACAGGAGCATCTTGTGTATTGAGTCCCTTAAAACCGGGAGCAGCAATGTATATGTTCTGTCTTTCTTGAGCCATTATGGAACCGTGTAAATGAATTCTTCAGGGTTCTTGTAAGCATCCAATGCAACGGCATCAGACAAGTGCTTGTCAGCAATCAAGAAGTAATCCTGTGCTGTAGTACCGCCAGTTTCCCCACGTTCTCTAGCCAACAAAGCTACAGCGTTGTGGACAATAGCATTCTTAGGTAACACTGTAGTATCTGCATCTCCAGACAGTTCAGCTTCCCTAGCAATCAGGTCAAAGCGCATGTTAAATACACCTGATGGCTTAGGGTACACTCTTACTTTAGTATCACTGTTACTGTCAATACCACTAAAGGTATATGAGTCAGGAGTGCCTGTGACTTCACCGGAGATGTAGTAAGCGTTGTTAAACCAGTTAGGTGACTCATAACGCATAAAAAAGTTAGATGTGTCGTTGATGACACTGTACACCTTCACACGTTCTCCAGCATTAGTTAGGCTGTACTCTGTAGTGTCTGCTACAGTAGGAACCACAACAGTTGTCCGTAGTGCAGACCAATCATGTGAGTCTTCCACTACTTGCTTGGCATCATTAACAAAGTCACCTACCATCTTGCTGTAGGTGTTCTGTGATACACTGGATACTTCATCTTCCCGTAGCCTACGTAGTACCTCGTTGACTATATTCAAATATGTGGTACTCATACTATATTCCTAAACATTCCTTGAGGTGCTGTGTATTGCGCTAGTGGTACTGTACGTGCTATTAATTCAGGAGCCTGATACTTTTTTTCAAATAGGAAATCTTCAAACAAACTTTCTGTAACACTCTTAGTAGGCTGGGGCTGAGATATTGCTAGTCCTATAGACGGGGACGGTATATCTAAATCAACTGAAGGTATATCTACGTCTACTGAAGGTATATCTACGTCTACTGAAGGTAAGTCTACATCTGTAGATATTTCTAAAGAAGGAAGATCAGGAGCTTCTAAAGGTTCATATATAGCTTCAGCAGCTTCCTTTATAGCTTGTACAGGTTCGTCAATAACTGCGCCTGCTGCTCTAACTACGTCTTCAGTAGTAGACCCTACTTCTCTAGCAATGTCTTCAATTACTGTAGGAGATGGAGTAGCCTCTGCTATTGCTTCTACAAGTTCTCTAGGTGGCTGAAGTACAACGTCATCTACAACAGAGCCTACTTCTTTTACAACATCCTCTGCTTTTTTAAGTAACTCAGGTGTCTCTAATACTATACCTAAGTCTGGTAAATCAGGAAGATCAGGAAGACCACCTAAAGATCCTCCTTCTCTAACATAGGTTCCTAGACCCTGTAGTAAAGCCTCGTCAAGAGAACTGCCTTTTACTAACTCTTTCTCAGTCTTAACTAAACCTTCAACTAAATCATCTTGGTTTATGTTGTATTCTTCTGATAAAGTATCTGCATCTAAGCCTACTTTGTCAAGAGCTTCTGTAGTATACTTTCTGCCAAGAGTTGTCCTGCCAATTACTTCACCGTCCTCATCAACAAGGTCTGTACCTTTGTTTAACACAGCTAACACAGGATCTCCTGAAGCAACTGATGCAGCAAACTCTATGTTGTCAGCTACCGCTGTTGCTGTAGGTGTGCCTGCAAGTCTAGCAGTACCGGCAACTGCTCCTGCTGCTTCCATAAGGCCTATGTCTTTACCTGACCCTGAAAGAACTTTACCAGCAGTTAGTAACGCTGCCCCGCCGGGAATAAAAGAAGATAGAATACTAGCTACAGGACTTGACAATACTTCTTGAAGCTTAGAAGGTGTCTCAGGAATTACTCTAGTTCCATAGTCTCCTGCTCCAGAACCATAAAGACCTGTCTCTACATTGTAAGGAGTATTTGTTAAACGCTCATCAAACCCTGCTTCTTTTTTAGCTAGGTACTCTTGCCTGTCCTCGCCTTCCAGCAAGTCAATTAGGTTAACTCCAGCAGGAGTATTTATGTAAACTTTTTCTCCAGTTGTAGAGTCAACCTTATACGGAGATAAACCTTCTCTTTTGTACGTGTCCATCCATGATTCAGCAGCAGGCTCTTGTACAATTTCTCTATAAGCTAAGTCTCTAGTAGAACCTCCCATAGCTCTACCTCTACCGGGGTCTACTTCATTGTATAACGATAACGCACGTTCAGCTACTTCTTCCTCAGACTCTCTAGCTAATTCATTGGCAGCATTACGCCAATCACTAAACGGAGTCTGTGGGCCGAAGTCTTGATAACCACTAGCTAGTTGGTCTAGCATAGCTTGGTTTAGACCTATAGCTTGTAAGTCAATCTGCATCAGCTACTTATTTCCTAGTCTTTTCAAATGAACGCATTGCACCTAAACCTAACATACCCATAAGGACAGGCATCATAGTTTCTAGTGGTACTAGAGGTATAACAATGTCTACTTCTGCTAGAGCCAATACAAAGTTAGAAAACGGAATTGTGATAAAGTTACCGAACATGCCTAATCCACATGTCCAGCCAATGAAGGGCCGCCATCCAGAAACAAATAAACTAGAGTGTCCTGCCTCTACTTTGTTTACTTCTAGCTGACCTTTAGCTAACTCTTGAGCATGACGCTCAGACATGGTAGCAATCTCATGAGCCAAAGCATTCTTCTGGTCTTTGTCCTCAATAAACTTATCAAGTAACCCTGTTACTGGGCCGACCAAACTAGCTACTATGCTCATACTTAGCTACCTTAATAAAACTAGGGGCCACCGTAGCAGCCCCCAGTTAGATGGTTATTACTTAGGAACAACCAAAGTTACACCTGACTCAGGACGCAGTACGTTTACACCGTACAGAGTATCTGAAGTAAACAGGTTAGCCAAGAACTCTTGCTTGTACTGAGTCTGTGAGCGAACTCCCAGTTGTTCAGCCATTACAATTGCATCCTTCTGGAACAACAGAGCGCCCAGAGAGTCTACAGCAGAAGCAGAGTTAGCAGAAGCAGTTTCAACAACAGGGCAGTTGGTGCTAACAAATACGTCAATGCCGTACAGTTGACCAATCTGACCATTAGTAACTTGACCGTTGTTTACGAAGTCAGAGCTTACGTAACGATCAATACCCATGATGGTGTTGCGTACTGAAGGAGGAATGACAAAGCAACGGTTTTCCATAGGAACATCAGCATCGTCCAGCTTCTGGATCAAACCACGGAAACCAGCGTCAGTAAATACGTCAGCAGGAACAACCGTGTCAGCCGTGTAAACAGACAAGCCGTTACTAGCGTCTACAAAGAACGTGCCACCATTGTTCAGGTAAGTTGTAGAAGACGTACCAGCAGAACCAAGGCCAGTAGCCAAGCTGTGCAGGTCAGTGTCAACTTGCTTCGCCAAAGCGTAGCCAGCATCTTCCGTGTAGAACTGACGCAGTGAGCTAAGAGCCTGTACGTCCGTAATGTCTTCAATCAGACGTGAGTACTCAAAGTGCTTGTCAATAGAGATTTGCACTTCGCCTTCCGTAGCGTTCTGAACCGTTACAGCAGTGTTCTCAGCTTTAGCGTGAGCGTCACCACGGACAGGCTTAGGCACATGGATGGTATCACCCTTCTTGCCAGCCATAGACATCTTCTTGACAAGGTTTGCCAATACGAGGTTCTTCTGGTAGGCTGCAACAATCTCGTCACTCCAGATTTCTGGAATAAAAGTAGCTGCGCTAGTGTTGTCAACGAACCCGCCAGTTGCGGGATATGTGGAATCAGTCATAATAAATATCTCCTAAGATATACTATCTGACCCGTTTTTCTGCGTATGCCTTCATAATCTCTGGTTGTAGAGCAGCATAGCGATCAGGGTCGTTTCTCATAAGGTTAATAATGTCTGCGCGTCTATAGATCTTCTTAGGTGCTGATTCAGTACTACCACTGGCATTACCAGTAGAAGCTGCCTTAACTGCTTGCTTACGGGATTGCTCCTCTACAGCGGCAGTCTGCTGTACAATACTTTGTCGCTCTTTCCACAAGCTAAATAGCTCATCAGCGGATTCACTATCGTACTGCTGGTCTGCTGCTACAAACAGTCTAGTCCTAACATTGGATGCTTTAATCCATTCAGCAAAGTTAGCATCTTGCAAGATCTGTTGCATATCAGGGTGCTTACGTTGTAGCTCTGATAGCGCAGTGCTTGCCTTATACTGCTTTGTGACTTCTTCAGCTTCCTTAATCTTAGGATGGTTCTGAATAGCCCTATCTACAGCCTTATCAGGGTCTGTAAACCAATCTACTTCTTCGACTTGTTGGGGTGCTTCTTTAGTATCTTCTGTGAGTTGTGTCTGGATATACGTATCAACAACCTTACGTAGCTCACCTACTTCAGAACTCTGTCGGCCCAATAGCTTCTCAGCTTCTTGGTGCATCTGTACAAGTTCTTCAGCAGACTTACCTCTGTACTTGTCGGGGATCTCAGGTTCCTGTGGTTCAGGAGTTTCCTGTTGTTCCTCTACTTGTGCAAACATATCTAGTTGCTGTTCGTCTTCTTGGTTATCCTGTTGACGCTCAGGTTGAATAATCTTAGCCATTATTAACTCCGTACCTTAGTATTGTGGAGATGTTTAGTATGAAGGTTCTCTAGGAGGTTTGCCTTCGTTCATGTGCCATGTGCTGCTCCCTCTTTTTAACCCACCTATCATGTGCATCAGGGAAGTCTCCGCTAATGCCTTCAAGGTTAGATCTCACTGGGGAGATAACACGTTTAGCGTCCAAGCCACAACTGCACCTAGAAGTTGTAACATCAGACTTAACTAAATCTTCAAACAGTTTGCCGCAAGGACATCTAAAATCAAACAATCTCATCGACAGGTTCTTCTGTTTCTGCTTCAGAGTGAGAGTTTTCAATCTGTGTTTCAAGATTCAATATGGTTGCTAGGATAGCTAATTGACCTTTACGAAAGTTCAGGTTATCGTTATCCGTAGTCATTTCTACTGAGTTGATCTGTCCAACATTACTTTGTAGGTCAGAGATTAACTGTTTCCAGCCTTCTGATCTAAACATAGCAAAGTAATTATTGAAGTATGTTTCTAACTCTTGAGTCATAGTATTTTACCTTTGTTAAAGAATACTGAATGTACGAAAAGTACCTATATATTATATCATACTTTTTCGTGTTTGTCAAGTGTTATTTTACTAAATATCCAATTAAAATTGCTAGGGTCATAGGTATCAGAAATACCAATACTGCTATCACAGAACCTAATTCTCTAACGTCCTTCCAAAATTTCTTCTTGGCTGCTGCTCTTCTAGTCAGTTCTAATTGTTTAGCCTTCCTAGCTTCAGCCATCGCAGTCATTGCCTCCTTATACAAGTCACCGTTACCACTTACGGTAAACAGGTCACGTATCTCCTTCATAGTGTCTTGTATTTGTTTTTTAGCAAGCGCAGCTTTAACAGCATCGCCTTCAGACAGCTTGCCTTCGTTCTGCGCTCTTGCTAACTCAACCTCTGCACCGCCAAGTGTCGATAGAAAACTAGAGATACTTGAGATGTCATTGGTTGTCTCAGCTACACGCTTAATAGCGGATGTTGCAGCGTTAACACCGGCGACAATTGCACTTATCTCTGCTATCATTGTTAGCGGCCCCTGCGCCCACCAATAGTCTTAGTTCGACGGTTCTTAGGCGTAGCCCTTCTGCTATTCTTAGGTGGACGGCCTACTTTATTACCGTATGTTCCTTTACCGTATGGCATGTTACTTTCTCCTAGTTCTTGTTTTGCGAGCTAGTGTTTGATTAGCTCTCATGGACTTAGCACCCTTACACTTCCAACGCTTACGTGATAAGTTATTGGGTGTGTTAGGGTCATTCTGCTTCTTTTTAGGCAGACGTTTCTTAATACCTAGTGACCTAGCGCAGTAGCTGTCGCCCTTACTGGTTCCCGGTTTTACTCTAGGGCCACCGTCTTTAGCTTTCCCTGCCTGACCGTAAGAGACTCTCCTGCCGCTGGAAGTCACTTTTACTTTAGCTTTACCTCTACGTGGACTAGGCATTACGCCGCCTTCTTGTTCGGTAGTTTCTTAACATTCTTTGCCTCTAACTCTTTAATCTTAGCTTCTAGTTCTTCAAACTTCTTGTTAACTTGATCTACTATTTGAGTTAGCTCTGTACGTGTTACAACCATAGATTATCCTCTTACTACTCAGGTTTAGGGTTTGCGTCTTTAACTGCTTGGATACGAGCCTTCCATGCGTCAAAGTCGTGGAACATCTCATCGAGCTGGTCAGTCCAGCCGCCATAGGCTTCCAACCGACTGTCAACCCACGCTGTTGCCTCTCGTGCTGCTTGTGCAGCTTCTTGGTCAGCAATTAGTTGGTTGTTTTCTTCTTCTGTCAGTTCGATACTTGCGCCATCGACCAATTTGAATACGCCTGTGCTCATTAGTGTCTCCTTAATTGATTAGTCGCCAACGCCATATACAGTAATATGGCCACTTGTAAAATTTTGCCCGCCATAAAAGTTTGTAAATTTAAAAGCGTTGAAAGCTGTAGTTGTTCTAAGTTGCGCGTGAGTTTCGGTGTATGTTAAGCGTGAACTGAAATAGTTATTCAAAATACGAGAATGAACATACGTCCAATGAGAGTTGTTTAAATTCCAAATCGTAATTTCACCGAACACTCTTTGATCTGTATTGTACTGGTGAGCATTCCTAATCACCGGCAAGCGTCCGCTAACGGTGTCTCTATCGTTCGTTTGAGACAGCCCACTAAGAGTGTCATCAGTGTGGGTCATAATGGATTGCCAGTTTGTCGTTTGGTAACTGGAACCACCATCAGATGAAACTTGAAGCTCGATAGCGTTGAAGTGTCCACTAAAATAAACATCTGTTATTAAAATTTTGTAAACACGGTAACCGCTTAATCCGCTGGTAAACGCTATGCTTGAAGCAGCAGATGAGATGGTCGTATCGTTAATAACATTCCAAACACTGCCTCCACCACCGCCGGAATCAACCCAATCGAGAACACCAGACCCGTTAGTTTTTAAGACTTGGTCAGCGTTACCATCAGTATTAGGTAAGGTTAGCGTATAACTTGCAGACGCACTGTGTGGTGGGCCTTTGATTGTTATGCCGTGAGAGTTGTTCTCGCAATTGAGCTTGAACTGTCCAGCACCTCTAGTAGCATTGCCCTTGAACGTGACAACACCAGAGCCGTTTGGGTCTAGGTCAATAGCACCGTTGCTTGTTGTAACGATGTCCTGACCATTAACGTCTAAATTTCCACCTAGCTGCGGGGAGGTGTCTGAGACAATATCAGAAATACCTCCAGCGGCAGCGTTCTCCCACTGCACACCAGAGCCTGTGCTAGTCAGCACTTGTCCATCAGAGCCTTGAGCACCACCAACAGTTAAATTTGTCAGGGCAACTGTGCCAGCGCCGACAATGCCATTGCCAGTTAGGTCAAGATTGTCTCCTGATGCCAGTTCTTTTATTGCAGCCGTCCCTGAACTGTCAACGATCAGAGGAAATCTATTAGCCATGTTAAAATCCTATAGTGTAGTTTTGTGTTCTACCAGTAACAATAAAGAATGTTCCTGACGCATTTAATGTAAGTTGTCCTGATCTAGCTGTAATACTGAGTAAAGACGAACCACTAACTAATGATGATCCTGCTCTGTTAAATACTGCTGTTATACGGCTAACTAATGTTCTACCAAAAACTGATACTTCAGTAGCTGCACCA